GTTCACCTGCTGTGCACCACACCACACCTTGAGCGGTTTTGGCGCGAGGTAAACCTGCTGTAGGTCTGTCTCGTATCGCGCCACAAGTTTCCCCTTCGGTAGCGCATCTGGTATGACCAATGAGTCCAGCCCGTTTGCCTGCTTACGCAAGTCATCGGTGCTTTTTATCATCAGTATGTTGTTGAAGTTTTCATTCAAGTATTCGTTTAGTGTTTGCCTGACTGATACTCCCATGTTGTTAACCGAGTCCATGTTGTGTTTTAAGAGGCTGATAGCCCATCTAAACAACGCTTTCGTGTCGTATTCTATGAGACCCAACTGCTTCGCAATTATCGCTCCGGTCAATGTGCAAGCAACCCCCGCAGACCAAAACCTGTTCTCAGACGTTAGCTCTGCCTCTGTGTCTACACGCTGCTGTACTTCTTTCAGTTTGACCTTTACTTCATCGAGGTTCTGCATGACGTGCTGTATGAATATGATTCCAGCGTGCCCGTAGTTAGCCTCTACCGCTTCATCAAACAAATCAGTGTCACGCTTCTCCGCAGTGCTGCCGAACACCTTTTGAGCAGGCCACTCCATCATGCGTTGGGCCTCTGCTTTCGGTGCTTGTTTTTCCAGTGCAATGCGCTCTATAACGCTAGCGTTACCTGTAGTAACCGTAAGGAACTTCCAAGGCTCCCCGCGTACCCGTTCAAGATTAGACCCGCCTGACATACGCCCACGCTGCTGCCCCGAAGATAGCTGGTAGGCTAAATTACTGAGCTTTTCACTCTTGTGGTTAGTCAGTTCGTCCACGTAGAACGGCAGATTGTGCAGCACCTCTGCACGATTAAACTTCATAGCGTCTGTGTCGTTTTCTTCGACCATTAGAGCCTTGTCGAACCCCCACACCGAAGCTGCTACGCGCATGGCTGCGGTCTTACCACACCCGCTAATCTCACTATGGAGATGTAACGCACAAGCGTTTTGTGGGAAGAAGTGCATGAGAGGTGAACCGAATGCGGTGCAAACCACATACTGGTGCATAGCTAGATCAGATCGGGTTGTGTAGAAGTTAGCCATCGACTTCCATCCGTCTAGTGTGCCTTTCGGCTCAAATCTGGCTATTAGTGACGCGGTGGGTGTTGATGGGGGGTTGTATTTTATTTTGTCGGCACGTATTTCCTTATCACCTACCACAAACGCCGAACATTTTTCATCTACCCAACCAAACTGGCGGTGTGCAACATCCGCTGTAGTGGATGCTTGCAACTCATTTACCCAAGTAGTCATATACTGTATTAGATCCTCTGGTCGTGTGACTGCAACGCCCTGCATGGACATTGTTTTTCTAAACTCTTCACGAGATGTTACCGCCGTGAGCGGCATCGTAAATTCTCTCACACCGTCCTTGGGTAAGTGTAGCCTGCACACCACTGACTCACCTGCTTCTATATCTACGAGTCGTTTGGTGATGTATAGATCATTGTGGTAGATAGCTCTTTCGTCTATCTCACCGTCCGACCCAACGCTACGGACATAGATCCCACCACTTGCCCCTCGAAAGTACGGGCGTGGATAACTTGGGATAACATGTTCTGACAAAGTAGTCTCTTTGCCAACTGTAGTATCAGAGAAAAGAGTATCTGGATCAGGTGTTGCAGGTGTTGCAGGAGCAAACCTAGCGCCAAGAGATATAGGTGATTTGATCTTGCCCCAGTTCGGGCAGTGAATGCAGACATCAGGACGCAGTTCATCAAACGTACCACAACGATACGGCCCTTGAATGAGGTCTAATTTCTGCTGGGTAAGCTCTGGAGTATATTCGGCGTGGTCTTGTGAAATGTTGTGTGCGTGCCGGTCTGCATTCTCGCAGTATTTGACTATCGAAAGCCCTGCCCTCCACAAGGGTTCTTCTGTGCCTTCTTGGTGAAGCACGATGCTACGTAGTTGCTCACACCCTTTACCCGCCTGCGTCTTGGCTAAGATATTTTTGAAGCTGAAGATCCTATCCTTCGGCGGCTCGTATATCGCTTCCGCTATTTTAGGAACTGGTATCAGATTAACGCCGAGCTTATCTGCGAGAAAATCGAAATCAACGGCGGGTGCATCCTGTAACAGCTTTACAGGAGTAGGGGTATCGAACTTGTAGTTATGTGTACCTAATATGCGTAGCACTCTTGCCGCATCCGCAGGCACTGCTGTATCTATCTGAAACTTATGTTCCGCACACAGCGCCTTAAATTTGTCTGCAACGGGCTTCCAATCAGTGACGCTGACGCTATCAGTAAAACTCCAATAGGTATGTATGCCGCCACCAGAGTCCAACAACATGGGCTTTGGTAGCTCTAACACGCTGCAAAACCGCTTTAACTCACGCAGGGCATGAGCTTTATTTGTGTGCGGTTTGTCCTCTCCAACATCAATATCAAGGAACAGAGCTTTGATATGCGAAGCATCTGCTGCCTTACGAGTACCTTCTTCTTTGAACGTACTTAATGCGAAATAAGCATCCCAACCTTGCTTGTCGTACTCCGTCGCCTGCGCTGCTAACTCGTCTATGTCCTCAAATGACAGTGTTCGTGTGTATCTATTGAGTTCGGGGTTATTGCACCAGAGAACGTATACTCCTTGTCTAGGCAGAATCTTCCGCAAGAAAATTCTTGTATCCATAATTGCACCCATGAGAGTTCTAACATGTTAGAACCCTTTCGATTAAAGACACTACGGCAGAGGTGTCGATACACCCTTTTCGGTCTAGCCTAGCCGTAGTGGAAATTCTGTTGCGATCAGTCGTCCCAATCTTCAATCACAGAACTAAGGTCATCATCGTCTGTGGGTGCAGGAGCAGACTTTTTGACAACCTTCTTCGGTTCTTGTGAAGCTGGAGCTTCTTCCTCAACAGAATTAAAAATGTCATCGGAGTCATCGTCTTCATCTAACTCGACAACGGGTGCAGTGGTATCACTAAACGGGTTATCAGGTTCTGCTACGAACCCACCGTCAACAACACCAAAGGGTGAACGTGATTGCATTGGTTTATATTCAATCACCTGTACGCCGTTAAGACGTAGACTAACGCCAGTACCACTCAGATTGTACGGCACAAAAGTAAACGCAAGGTTCACGATGCTGCCGGTAGTCAACTGAAAGTCTTCTGGTAACTTATTATTCTTAGCGTCAACTTGCAGTGGAGGCGTCGTCTTGTCTGTACCATACGCCCCTTTCAGTTTAGCCTTACCCAAGTACCTACCATCTTCCTGCTTCTTGAATGGTAGTGGGAACTTGTCAGGCCAACCGTCCTCCTTCTTCTTGGTGTAAGCCGCCTTCATTGCTTTGTACAGCGTCTTTGCTTCTGGCTCAGTCAGCAAAAACGATACGGTGTATTCGGCACCGTCGTCCAACGCGCTGCATTTCACAGAGCCGCCCTTACCACCGTTAGCTCGGTTATCGAACTTATAGGTGGTATCCAGTTTTGGGTACATCGCTTCTACGTTAGCGATCTGGTAGTACATATATTCTTCAGCCATTTTGGTCTCCTGATTGGCTATTTATATCGAACCCTTCCGTCGTATCGAACAGTGTGTCTGATGTGGTCGTTTGACTAATCGCCTCTAGCGCATCATCGTGATCTACCATCAAACTCACTTTCTCTAACTCATCTTCTTCCAACGGTCTGCGTGGGTAGAAGAACAGCTTTGGGTAAGGACTCCCTACGTCAAAACTGATTCTGGTGACAACCGCAACAGACGGTGTGCCATGCCCACTTAAAAATTTGGCGTAGGCTTGCAACGGCATACAGCTATTGTTTACCTCCTTACCAAATATACTGCTGGCGGGAACCTGTAGTTGGTAGACCGTACTTAGGTCTTGCTCCTCCACGACTGCTAGCCGCTGATGAAATCTACAAGCTCTGCCACCTCCCGAACTAGAACCCCGAATGTTATGCACACAATCCATACATCGCGTACTTTGTCGTTGTTCTTCTGGCACCTCGGGTGCCGGTCTTTGCGTATCAGCCGACCAGCATGTTGGTGCTTGCCGTAACTGTGGGTCAAAGACTCCTTCAAAGTATGAACGTGAGACAGGCCCAGCGTTCACAATAACAACATCTACCTCATCGCTAGATTCGGCGTGATGCAGGAACCCCGAAAATTTGGCCCCTTGAATACTTATTCGACGCATCAAACATCATCGTCAAGGTCTAAACTTTCTGGTTTTTTCTTTTCGTCGTAGCGCATTAGTGCATCAGCCACACGCTCAAGAGCAAATCTCTGGGTATGCCCTACCTTCACATACATGTTGTCTGGTATTACACCGTCACGTATCCACTTTCTGACTGTGGATAGACTGACACTGAAGTGTCTAGCTACGTCTTCAATCGGCACAAGAGTGTTCATTTAGCTTTCCTCATGGTCAGGACATACTCCGAATCTACGTTTAGTCCCTTTGGTAACTTATCTGGATTGTCTTCAAGGAATTGCTTGATAGCACCCTGATGTAGGCGTTTCTCAAAAAACTCAGGGACTTGTTCTTCCAGCACGAACTTGTGCATGGACTCCCAATCGTTAGTCCAATAGCGTTGTTTTACTGTGCGATAGAAAGTACCGAAGTCAGTCTTACCACTCTTCTGTCCTGTAGACTTCAAGTGGTCAAGCAAGACTGTTTTTATCTTGTTTTGTTTCCGCTCTAGCACACCATCCGCTTCTTCAAACTCTCTCTTTAACGCATCGCGTTTAGCTTTGAGACTAAAAAATACGGAGGTCAGCTTATCTACAGGTAGATCAGTGCCGCTACAATCCGAATCCATATACATCCTCGTGTTGTGTACGATGGTGAGGACTGCATGGTAGTGGTAGGCTATGACTTATGCAAGTATTTCTTTGTATAAATCAATAATTTTTGTGTGTGTGTCTATCTTATTATCTAGTAATGAGTAAACACGCTTTTCGATGTGCGATCCCTGCAACTGCACAACTGTGCACTTGTGATCTTGCCCCGCTCTGTGCACACGCGCATTGGCCTGTGCATACGTTTCGACTGAACTTGTTGGCCCCCACCATACCACAGTATTTGCAGCGGTCAGTGTAACTCCATGCGCTGCGGCTTGGGGTTGAATCACTAAGACTCTGGGGGCATCCGAGGTTTGGAATGCTTTGAATATATCAGTGCGTTGCGAAGCAGAAACAGCACCGCTAATTACTTCAGTAGGGATACCGTCTTTACGTAGCTTATCGGCAAGCAGCTTAATCGTGTGTTTGAACGGAACGAACACCAGCACTTTCTTACTCGACTCATCTATAACCTCACGTAACACTTTGTATCGGTGCTTGATGTCGAACTCCAATGTCTCGCCGCCATCTGTATAGACCGCACCAGAACTTATTTGCAGGAGCTTGTTCATGTTTACGGCTGCGGTATTGGTGGTAATCTCCTCACCAGCCGCCTGCATAATCATTTTGTCTTTCAGTTCTTTGTAGTATTTCTGCTGCTGCCGAGTCAACTCAACCTCTCGTTTGGTATATACGATCTCAGGCAGGTCGAGGCATTCTTCTTTTGTAAACCGAATCGCAGGCTGTAATGCTTTGAAGACCGTTTCAGTAGCGTCAGGCTTGGGTATCCACTTAAAGTTGGTCACCTTGTACATGACCATATCTCTGAACGACCCAAAGAACCGAGGCACGGATTTGGGATTAATGAGTTTTGCTAGGCCATAGGCATCGACGGGACTTTGAGCGGCTGGTGTACCTGTTAACATCCAAAGCCATTTGTCGGAGCCAAGCAATCTGTTCAGTGTCTTCCATCGCTTCGTCTGTGCGTTCTTGTAGTGAGTTGCCTCATCAACAATTATCAGATCGAACCCACCGTTTGCTACAGCTTCCGCCACAATCTCTACTCCGTCATAATTAATTATGACGAACTTGGCATCTCCACCAACTATTTCTTCACGTTTCTTAGCAGAACCGTAGGCAATATCTACGGTACGGTGCATCGCAAAGGTAAACAGATCTTCTTTCCATGCAGAATCCATGATCGACAACGGGCAGATGATAAGCACCCGATTGATCTTACCTTGGTTCATTAAAAAATCTGCTGCCCATATCGCACTGGCTGTCTTGCCAGTGCCCTGTTCGTTAAAACAAAAGGCTCTCTTGTTGAGCGTGAGAAAAGATGAAGTGGTCTTTTGGTGGGCAAACGGTTTGTGCTTACCCGTCCACTGATACTTACCTTCGATAGGCGACGGTGCCTTGATACCAAGATTCTTCAGCACATGCGTTTCATCAATACCCCAATTAACCACTACCTTGTTATCAGGTAGTGCTTTACTTTTTGGTATGACCTGCGTGACTTTCTCTTGATTGCGGAGCCTGAGTAATAAGGCTTTGTTGTCTATGACTCTCACTACCGTGATTCCGACTTAAACAAAACAAGATGATGTCTGGCTAAGGCGTTCAAGAGTTCAAAGAGAGAATCGGTGCCGAGTCCATTTATTGCGTATATCTCTTTTGCAGTCCACCCAGCTAAATCTCTCACGTATAAAATGCCTACACCGCCCAAGCAGTTTTGTGTGCGACTATTGAGATTTAGCTCTCGTATACGCATCTCTGTTTTAATTGAATCCATATCCCTTCCAATAAAAAGTGGGGCAGGGCCGTAAGGTTTGCCTA